CCAAACCAGAAAAATATTTTGGTAGTCGCAAACCCTTGAAAATACTAGGTTTACAACATATGCCATTCTGGCGTTGCCATTTTGGCTGTTGCATTTTGCTACACTTTTTGCATTTTGCTCGGCATTTTGCAACACCCCCCCAAAAGGGGTAGAGTCTTTCGGATTATTTTCCGTTTGGCATGATATTTGCTACGCGTTCCCCCACGAATAGGGGGGTTTTTTCGTTTCCCACCAATGGGGGATAGAACCCCCAAAAACCGGCGGGGGTATAAAAAAAATAAGCACACCCCACAACAATTGGCCGTTTTCTTATATCTCTTTTTAAAAAAAATTATATATTGAAACACGGTGTAAAGAATATACGAAACACATTATAACTAGAAATATTTTATGAGTAATTTTGTTATTAACGAATCTAAAGAAGTTAATAGTAACAGCCCTCAACTCTTTTCACCCTCATTTAATCAATCATATCCACTATCTAATAGTTGGATCAGCAACAATCTGTTGCCCCCCAACGTTATTAAAAGCTTCATCTCCTATATGGCCCACATTAATAATTACAACAACACACCAACTCTGCAAAATAATTATTCCTTTTTCGGACTATACGATTTACTGAAAATTTATGTTCCGGATACTCAGAATGCCTATCAGATACTAATATTGATCCTTGTGGTGTAATTTAGTTATATAAAATCTATACGAGAACTTATTATGCTATTTACTCCCGATCCATCTAAAAATATTAATCACATAGATCATACAGTAAAACCACTATCAAATAAGAATAATAGTACTCAAACAGTATTATCCTCATCACGCTATACCTATTCTAAAAAAATATTATCTGATTCGTATGAATATTTTAGTATACCAGTTAATATAACATATAATATAGCTAAAAATATAAGACTAACTCTGACCCCACAGGCTATTAGAAGTAATAAATACGATTTTAATCGTGGGCAATTTGATCGTGGATATCCATTTAATGATGTTTATTATTTTTGTGATCAAAATTTAACATCAATATATAAATATGGCAGTTTGCATTGGAGTCGCAAAACAGAAGACAACTTATTATATCCTCAAGACACATCACTATATATAGTGGATGGAAATAATAGTAGCGATTTGTGTGACACTACAAATCCGCCAGTATGTTCTATAGTTTGTCCATCAGGATCAGTACTAGATCCATCGTCTTGTCTCTGCTCTCCTCCTGAAGAATGTATTCCTCAAATAGATTGTACTCCAGAACCATTATATCAAGATTTTAAACCAGTAATTGAAGGTTATGCATTTTATTTACATAATAGTAGACCTATAAATATACCAGGAATAGGAGACCGAAATCCTACCTGTTGGGGTGGTCATACATGCAATTCAACAATATTTAAACCAATATTAGTTGATGATAATAACAATATTATAGTTGCTAATAGAAATATTAGTATGAATAATATTTATTTTTATGGAGGCAGTAGTGGACAAATACCAGCTCCAGGATTTACAAGAGTTAGTCCTTATGATAGATCAGATACTTTTCAATTTGTATTGAATGATCCATCAGTATTAACATCATTATCATTTTATTTAGATTGTACACTTAGCAGATGTCATAATGGAGTAACAATGGTTTTCTTGGTTGGCGAAACAACAACCAATGAAAAAGTATTATTATTTTCTAGTTGTGTAGTTCCAGGATCTTTTGGTAAAAAGCCAATAGGAACTATAGACTGTGATACAGAATCTTCCGCAGTACCTTGTGAACCGCCTCCTCCACCATCGTCAGTATATTGTTTTGAAAAGACAATATCAATGTATGATGGTTTTAAAGATTGTATAATACGTACCTGTGCAGCACAATCTCCTATTGGAGAAACTGGTTGGACTCAGGTTGGAGGTCCATACATAGGATCATGTCCAGATTGTGCCGACGATCCTTGCGATCCTCCGTATTATTGCTTTTCAAAAATTGATCAACCCAACTGTCCAGATCAAGATTGTGTGGTTAGACAATGTGCTACATCTACTCCATCTGGCGATGGATGGACTCAAGATAGTGGGCCATATGCTACCATTGGAGAATGTGAAAGTTCTTGCTCTGATGATCCATGCGATCCTCCGGCGCCAGTATATTGTTTTGAACAAGGAGGTGATTGCGTAACCAGAACATGCTCCGAAACAGACCCAGGAGAAGGTTGGGAGCAAGTTGGTGGACCATATGAATGTGGAACTTGTGAAGAATGTGATAATATTGGTAATTGTCCAAATTATAATGTTTGGAGAATTACTGATCAAGATAATTATATTTATGGTAGTGGAATTATAAGTTATGATAATACTTTTGGATATTTAAATGATTTACCCAACCCATTCACTCCACTATTCTATGGTACTGTGGGATCCAAAAATTTTGATCTTCAAGTATTATGTGATGGAGAAACATGGGATACTATTGACGAATGGGACGGTACTATAGTATTATGTTCTGGAGTTAACGATAGATATCCAGCTCACCCCTTTAATTCAGGTTATGGTTGGGTTCCTCAAGGAGAGTGTGCCGTACGAGTTAATGAAAATGGAGATGCTGTTTGTGAGCCTCAACCATGTTTAAATCTAATGACAGGTTCTAATGGTGATGGTCAAGCTTGGCGAGATCCTCAACCCAGTGGAGCTTATAAATTTGTTGGTACTACTGATACCGAATGGACAAATTTAAATAATTGGGAAGATTCATCAGGATTAAGTCCCGCATCCGCCTTACCGGCGAATGGTGACAATGTGCTAATTGCTGGCAATGTCAGTAAAATACCAAACGATTATTTTTCTTCTAATAGTATCGTATTGAATAATGTAACAATCAATACTAGTGGTACTTTAGGAGTATCATTATCATGCGCTAATTTATTATGTGACGGTGGACGTGTATTTGCTGGCGACAGTTGCTCTAGCCCCATTCAGATACAAGCATCAGAAACTTGTGAATTTATTAATGGAGGCTTTTTACAAGATGCGGATATCACAATATCAGCTTCTCCAGTTAAGTTCAGAACAGGCTCAAATGTTGATAGATCCACTATAACTGGAAATGCAGAATTTTATGATAATTCATCAGCAACAGAAGGTACTGTTACCGGAAATGTAATATTTTATGATACTTCAAGCATGGGTTCTAATTTTATATTTAATGGAAGTGGAGATTTTTATAATACATCAACAAGACAATCTAGTACAATGTATTTCTCTCATAGTACAGTAACATTCCATGATAGTAGTAAAAATTATGGATATATGGAACATGCCCTATTTACTGATTCAAGTATTAATGAAACAACAGGATCGGTTGCTACTGACGCAACATTCTCAGATACTTCTAAAAATAGAGGCAATGTTGGTGGTACAGCAACCTTTACCGATAGCGCCTGTAATGACGGAGGTACTGCTGGAACATTCGTTCCCAACCCACCACCGTCGTGCTAATCTAATTGTATTTTAGTGGTGTATCTATTTATTAAATTTTTTAAGGTCAAATTATGTTATTTACTCCTGATTCTAATAAACAAGCTAATCATATAGATCATACTATTAAGCCGCTTTTTAATACAAATTATGATAAAGAAACTATTTTAGCATCGTCTCGTTATACTTATTCTAAAAAAATACTATCTGATCTTTATGATAATATTAATATTCCATTTGGAATAACATATAATACATCTAGAAATGTACGATTAACATTAACTCCGCAAGCTTTACGTAGTAATAAATATGATTTTTCTAATGGGCAGTTTGATAGTGGATATCCAGAAAGCGCGAATTATCCATTATGTAATCAAAGACTATCTTCCATTATAAATTATGGTAATAGTTCATATACATCATTTTTTAATGAATTATTATCTTATCCTAAAAATAATACATTCGGCCTAGTTAAAGATTTAAAATTATCTAGTAATGAATGTGGATCTTGTGCAGTAGTTGACCATATCACTGGCTTATGTGTATCTCCTCCAAAATGCATTCCTGTAGAACCAGTAATTATTACTATTCCACCAAATCTTAAAACAACCATTAAAGGATATGCATTTTATCTTGATACTATTAGAGAAGTTAATGTTCCAGATATAGGTTTGAGACAAGTATCATGCGCCGGTGGACACAGATGCTGTCGCACAAATTTTATTCCTAAAATTATTACTCCAGAAGGAATGTATGTTGGTGAAGAATTTGATATGAACAATTATAATAATTGTACTAGTCAGAGTACTCCTGTTGACGGCTTCGTACCATACACAGCAGGAGAAAGATCAGCATCTTTTACTATAAATATTCCTAATATTAATGACGAAATTAATGATGCTCTATTTTTATTAAACTGCAATAGCGAAGAAGGATGTCATAATGGTGTTACCATGATATTTTTAGTAGCAGAAGATGCAGATACTGATGAGTCATATTTAATATTTGCCAGCTGTGTTGCTGTAGGATGCACAGATCCTGTTCCTTTAGGATCCATAGTAGATTCAGAAGTTGATCCAGCAGACTGTGTTCCAACCAGCACCCCTGAACCAGTATTAAACTGTGACGAACTAAAATTTAAAATAGAGGGATGTCAATTTCCAACATCTGGACCAGCTGTTAATAATCCGGACGCTTTAGCACTAGCTAACTATATTAATAGTATTTTAAATTCAACACTAATTATTACAGCAGCTTTTGATATTAATGGTAATTTTAATAATCAAGCAACAGGAAGTCAAATTATAGCAGGATATGGGGAAGTTTTTTATGAATTACAGGTTAATAGAAGTATTTCATCCACAAGTATGACTCTAACATTTAGTAGTGCTAATGTTATCAATGGAACAACTACAATTTTTAGTGCTGGAGTAAATATTCCTAACCCTCCACTTAATCCGTACGATATTGTTACTGATGTGGCTACAGTATTTGCAGGATGGTTTGCTAATGCTTTTAATCCATACTATGATGAAAATGAAGAATTGGTTGAGCCAGATTGTGAATTTAATATGATATTGAATCCAATACCATAATAATTAAAAATTAACTATTTAACCAAGCTAAAAAATCCACAGACGGATCATCAAACACTTTAATCCCCAACTTCTGCTTAATTACTTTTTCAGAATCATTAATAATCAAACAGGCCGGATAAGAATATATATTATATTTTTGTACCAAAGAGCTTCTGGTTTGAGTAGCATTATAATATAGCACTATATAATTAGATAATATATTTTTAATACTATCATTGTTATCTAGTAAATATTTAATAACATTACATCCATCACAACCAACCATATAAAATAATAAGAAAATTTGTTTATTATCTTTTTTGGCAGTTTCTAGTGCCTTCTTATATTCTTCTAAAAATTTTTTACCATTCTCACTAGCTAATAATGATAATTTTTCCCTTTCCTGTAGTTTAGTTAATGACTTTAAATATTCCTGTTCCGTAATCATACTGATGCAACCTTCTTTGGACGCCCTCTTCTTTTGGCAATACCACTCTTGCGTCTTTGACGTCTAACCATGCTTGCTGATATACTTTGACCAGTTATTTCACTGAGTTTCACAGCAACATCCTTATCCAGCATATTTTGATTGTCTAATATAAACTGAATGTCTGTTTGGGTCCACTTTTTATAATTACGACTCATATAATCACCCTTTTCCTTTACTTAGTGTAAAAAAGAACTATAATGTATATTAGACCAGATTAATATCAATGCAAGGTGAAATATGAATAAAATTGATCATTTTGTAGATTCCACACTAAAAGTCACAGCTTCAGAAGATCTAAATATAGAAAAGGATCTAGCTGCTCAGAATGTTGATAATAAAACCATAGAGGAATTATTAGAAGACGATAATGACAAAACCAAAAAAGAATGATATTTTTACCAGAAAAAAAATTACAGAAAAAGATTTTTTAGAGGCCGTTGATAATATAAGTAAAAAACTAATCTATAAATTTAAATTTGGATATCATGAAATTGATGATATGAAACAGCAAGCCGCCATGTTTGCTCTTGAAGGATTAGAAAATTATGATCACAAACGCCCACTAGAAAACTTTTTGTGGACCCACGTAAGAAATCGTTTATTTAATTTTAAAAGAGACAACTACTATCGCCCTGATAATGTTTGTGTAGGTTGTCCATTTTTTGATCCTGATTATAAAAAAAGTTCCAATCAGTGTGCTAAATATACCAATAAGGACAATTGCTCCATTTATTCCCAATGGATAGAACGAAACAACACCAAAAAAAATCTAATGAAGCCTGTTGATATAGAAACCTCAGAACATCAATCAGAAAATAATTTATTAGACAATATATCTAATAACGAAATATTAAAAATTATTGAGGATAATATTCATACAAAATATAGAGAAACTTATTTAAAGGTTAAGGGCGGCATAAAAGTAACTAAAAACGAGTTGGTTCAACTGCAAAAACATATCCAATCAATTTTAAAAGATCATAATTATGAGTAAAAAACGTGGACAATTAAGTTTAGATGAAGAAAAATTTATACGAGATAATGTTAAATCATTAACTATAGATACTATTGCCGATCAACTAAATCGTAATACCGCCCCCATTAAAAGATATATCATCGAGAATAGATTATTAGAAGACGATACCATTGTTAACGATGAAGAATATTTAAAGAATAAATTACATAGTAAAACTTTCTGGAGTGAAATAGTTAAACAGTTTGATAATGATAGTGGCGAATTAGAATACTTTGAAAACATTTGGATTAATCTACTAAGACAGTTTAGAGAAGATGTTTTACCAGCAGAAGAACTACAAATTAAACAATTTATTACAATAGATATTTTAATTAATCGTTCTATGAAAGAACGCAAGCGTCATATTGCAGAAACAGAAAAATTACAGCGTCTAGTAGATGCCGAATATGAAAAACCAGAAGATCAAAGAGATATTCCCAAATTGGCTAATTTAGAAACACAGCTTAGTTTTGCTCGTAATAGTATTGCTAATTATACAAATGAATATACCAAATTATTAGGTGAACAACAAAAAATTAGTAAAGATCTCAAAGCTACCAGAGAGCAACGTATTAAAAGAATCGAAGATGGCAAAAGCAGTTGGTTAGGCCTTATACGTATGCTTGAAGATGAAGAAATAAGAGAGAGAGAAGGACGAGAGATGGAAATTATCAGTATGGCTACTCAAAAAGCCATTAAAGATCTTCAACAATATCATTCGTATGCTGATAAGACACTAGATAAACCATTTTTAACTCCTGAAAGTGTATCTGATGAAACGTAATTTTAAAGATCCAAAATATATACAATGGAGAACTAGTGTTTATGAAAGAGATCATTTTAAGTGCCAATGGCCAAACTGTAATCTAAAATATAAACTAAATGCTCACCATATAAAAAATTGGGCTGATTTTCCAGGACTACGATTTGTAGTAGATAATGGCGTAACATTGTGTAGATATCATCATGATGCGATTAAGGGTCAAGAAGAAGTATTTGCTCCCACTTTTATGAGAATTGTAGCGAGTAAAAAATGAGTGATAATTTTACTATTATAGTTGACACCAGAGAACAGCATCCGTGGGAATTTCCCTATCATGCTAAAGCTAATAAAAAATTAGATACTGGAGATTATAGTATAGAAGGACTAGAGGATCTACTTTGCATAGAGAGAAAAAATGGAATAGCAGAACTTGCTAATAATATGACAGAAAAAAGATTTAAGGACGTTATAGAACGTATGAGCAAATATAAACACGCATATATTCTTATCGAATGCAATTATGATCAGATGATGAACTATCCTGTTGGTTCGGATATTCCACAGAAACTATGGAAACATATCAAAATCTCTCCAGCATTTATTATGAAATTTGTTACAGAATTATCGATATATCATAATATACATGTCATATTTTGCGGATCTCCTCATTGGGCAGAAAAAACAGCACTATCCATTATGAAAAGAGTTTACGATAAGTATGTCCCAAATCAAGAATAAACATATGTTCGAAGATGCGTGGTTGAATCTTGGAGATCTATCAAAAATAGAGATCTCAGATAATCACATGATTCGTAGACAAAAAATTGATATAGAAAATCCTGATTTACATTTAATTAAGTTGATGCGCGATCCTAAATATTTCGGTATGACTTGTAAATTATTATTTGATATAGAACTTCATCCTATTCAAATTGCTATATTGCAAGAGTTTTGGATACGTCCGTTTCCAATGTATATTGCTAGTCGTGGCTGGGGTAAGTCGTTTCTTCTAGCGTTATATGCTGTATTAAGATGCATATTTAATCCAGGAACTAAAATTGTTATCGTAGGTGCGGCTTTTAGACAAAGTAAAATTATCTTTGAATATATGGAAACTATTTGGCGTAATAGTTCAATTTTAAGAAGTATTTTTAATGGTAATGATGATGGTCCAAGACGAGATGTAGACAGATGTACCATTAGATTAGGTGAAAGTTGGGCGGTGGCTATTCCTATGGGTGATGGTAGCAAAATCAGAGGTTTGCGCGCCCATATTATTATTGCTGACGAATTTGCATCTATTAGTCCTGATATTTACGAAACAGTAGTATCAGGGTTCGCAGCAGTTAGCGCTAGTCCAATTCAAAACGTTAAAGAACAAGCTAAGAAAAAAGCCATGAAAGAAGCTGGCATATGGAATGAAGAACTTGAAAGCCTAGAAACTAAAATGGGTAATCAAGCAATTATTAGCGGAACAGCTGATTATGCTTTCAAACATTTTGCTAGTTATTGGAGAAGATATAAATCTATTATTGAAAGCCAAGGAGATCAGAGGAAATTAGAAGAAATATTTAATGGGGAAGTTCCTGATAATTTTAATTGGAAAGACTATAGTATTATTAGAATTCCATACGAATTAATTCCTGTTGGTTTTATGGATGATAAACAGGTGGCTCGTGCTAAAGCTACTATCCATAGCGGTATATATAACATGGAATATGCCGCATGTTTTACAGCAGATAGTGATGGGTTCTTTAAAAGAAGCTTGATAGAAAGTTGTGTTACAGGAGACAATAAAGAAATTATACTACCAAACAGTAATAAGGTAGTTTTTGATACTCGAATCAAGGGTGATCCATCCAAACAATATATTTACGGTATCGATCCTGCTAGCGAACAAGATAATTTTAGTATAGTTATTTTAGAATTACATCCAGATCATAATAGAATTGTATATTGTTGGACTACTAATAGAAGTAATTTTAAAGAAAGACAAAAGACAGGACTAGTAGAAGATCATGATTTTTATGGTTTTTGTGCTAGAAAAATTCGTAGTTTAATGGAAACATTTACTCCTCTAAAAATAGGTATGGATGCTCAGGGTGGAGGTGTGGCTATTGAAGAAGCATTACATGATCCAGATAAATTAAAATCTGGAGAGAAATTAATTTGGCCTATCATAAATTATGATAAAGCTAAAGATACAGACGCTCAACCAGGATTGCACATACTAGAGTTGGTGCAATTTGCCAAAGCAGATTGGACAGCACAAGCCAATCATGGATTAAGAAAAGATCTAGAAGACAAGGCTATATTATTTCCAAGATTCGATAATTTAACTTTAGGCTTGGCCATAGAAGAAGAAGGTAGAAAAATTATAGATGCTGATCTAAATCCAATATATGATACTTTGAGCGAATGCATATTAGAAATAGAAGAACTTAAAAATGAACTTACAACTATAGTAATGCGTCATACTAGTAGCGGATTTGGAGGACGAGACAGATGGGATACTCCAGAAGTTAAAAGTGCTAGTGGTAAAAAGGGCCGATTAAGAAAAGACCGTTATAGTGCTTTAATAATTGCAAATATGTTAGCAAGACAAATCAATCGCACATTAGCCTCTCCAGACTACAATATTATTGGTGGCAATCTCAAACAGATGCCAACATCCAATAAAAAAGATAACGAGATGTACAAAGGTCCAGAATGGTTTACATCTTCAGCCAATGCTGACATATATGGTGGCATTTATAGGAATTAATGGTGTAATATAATTACAATACAATTACAATATAAATAGAGTTATTATGGCTAAAAATTATCCAAAAAGTGAAGCTATCGAAAACGAGTTACTATCAAACGAAGAAGCCTATGTTACTTGGGGTGAAGATTTACAAAGCAAAAAAGACGCCCTACAAGTATCATCACAATCATTAGCCGAATATAATGGTATTGGTAAATCTACAGCTCGTCGAACCAGATTAGACTTTTCTGGTCTTGATTCTAATGTTGATGGTAGACCAGGACTCACAAAGTCTGACTACTATTCATTCCGTCCAGAAGAAGCTGTTCCTAACAAAGTTAAAAATATTATTCGTAGAGCAGATGAAATTTATCAAAGAGTAGGACTAGTAAAGAATGTTATTGACTTGATGGGTGATTTTGCTTCTCAGGGCATCAGAGTTGTTCACCCAAATAAAAGAATAGAACGTTTTTATAAGGCATGGTTTAAGAAAGTTAATGGTAGAGATCGCAGTGAAAGATTTCTAAATAATTTATATCGTACAGCAAATATAGTAGTTAGTAAACAAACAGCTAAAATTAGTACAAAAACTATTGATAGAATGTATAGAGCTACGGCTACGGCAGATATTATCAATCCAGAATATGATGATGTTGATATTGATAAAAAAGAAATTCCTTGGAAGTATACATTTATAGATCCTGTATATGTCGATGTTCTTGGTGGATCTTTATCATCATTTGCTCAGAAAAAAATATATGGAGTTACATTACCGTCTTCGCTTAGACGTACTATTAACGCTCCTAAGAATGATGCGGAAAAAAATATTGTAAATCAGTTACCTCAAGATATTTTGGAAGCAGCGAAAACAAAAAAGCCATACGTATTAAATCCCGACAAGGTTTTAGTTTTTCATTATAAAAAAGATGATTGGCAAGTATGGGCATACCCGATGATATACGCTATCATGGATGATATAACAATCTTAGAAAAACTAAAATTAGCTGATATGTGTGCTCTTGATGGAGCTGTTTCTAATATCAGAATTTTCAAATTGGGTAGTCTTGAGCACAAGATCGCCCCAACCAAAGCAGCAGCAGCCAAACTGTCAGCAATTTTGGGCAATAACGTTGGAGGCGGAACTATGGATCTCGTTTGGGGTCCAGATATCGAACTTATTGAAAGCAATACTAATGTTCATAACTTTTTAGGTGAAGGAAAATATACTCCTCATCTTAATAGCGTATATGCTGGACTTGGAATTCCACCAACATTAACAGGAACGTTCGGAGCATCCGGAACAACCAATAACTTTATAAGTCTAAAAACACTCACTCAACGACTGCAATATGGGCGTGATGTACTAGTTAATTTTTGGGAAAAAGAATTAGAGTTGGTACAAAAGGCTATGGGATTTAAATATCCAGCAAAAATTGAATTCGACAGAATGGATCTTAGCAATGAAGATGCTGAAAAAGCACTCCTAGTACAACTTGCAGATAGAAACTTAATTAGCGATGAACTGATCCAAATGAAATTCGGCATTGATCCGAATATGGAAAAATATCGCCTTAATAGAGAAAATAGAGATAGAGATGCTGAACGTATGGTACCTAAAGCTGGTCCTTATTATGATGCTAATTTTGAAAATAATCTTAAGAAGATTGCTTTACAGCTTGGAATCGTAACACCAAGTCAAGTAGGATTAGAATTAGATCCTAAAAAACGAGGAGAAATTACTGGACTAGAAATGAAAGCTAAGTTTCCGACGGCTCCAAAAATTGGTGGAAATCCTGGATCTAGTTCTCCCATTGGAATATCCGGAGAAGGTCGCCCAAAAAATAGTAAAGATTCACAACAAAGAAAAGAAAGAGATTTCGCCCCAAGAACAGGAGCGTCTTTAGCCATATGGGCAAATGAAGCTCAAGACAAGATCAGCGAAATTGTCAATCCTATGTTATTAGAATTTTATAATAAAGATAACCTTAGAAAACTATCTGCTAAAGAAAGTAAAGAACTAGATGATTTTAAAACTAAAATTTTATTAGGACTAGAAATTAATAGTTCTATTAATGAGATTAATATAAATAAGGCTATAAGTCAAATTAATCATACAGATATTATCTCCAAATTTAATAGTTTAAATTACTGGATCAAACAAATTAGTAACGAATTAAATCGCACAATTACTAGTGAAGAAAATAAATTAATTAAGTCATCATTTTATTCAGCGGTGTATAGTTAGTATTATACTGGAGTTATAAAATGCAAATATTTCAACAAGAATACGATGATGGTATAGCTGAAAAAATTCAGACATCCGCCAGCATATCATACGCATCTGCAATAGAACCATGCAGTAAAGAGCTAAAATCTAAAACTTTTAAGGCTTTAGCTTCTGTCAACGACAGTGATTTATATTACACTCAGTCTATTTTAGTAAGTAGCAATTGGAATAAAAATGACGATATTTTCGATAAAAATGAAGTATGGGCCGCTCGCCATAGTCCAGAACACAAACCTACAAATCTAGAACATGATGAAGGTTTAATTATTGGCCATATAGTATCAAACTATCCTGTTACACAAGATGGCATTTTAATTGACGAAAATACACCAATAGAGAATTTACCAGAAAAGTATCATATTTTGACCGGAGCCGTAATCTATAAATCTTATACCAAACCTGAACTCCAAGAAAGAACCAACAAGCTCATAGCAGAGATTGAGAATGGCTTGAAATACGTGAGCATGGAATGCTTTTTCAAGGGTTTTGATTATGGATTAATTAATAAAGATACTGGAGAATATAAAGTTTTATCTCGTGATAATAATACAGCATATTTAACTAAATATCTTAGAGCATATGGTGGTATGGGAGAGCACGAAAACTATAAAATTGGTAGAGTTTTACGAAATATTACATTTAGTGGTAAGGGCTATGTAGACAGACCAGCAAATCCAGATAGTATAATATTTAGTAAAGACGAATTTAAATTTTTAGAAAAAAATGACGATTTTACAAAATCAGGTGTAACTATTTTTCAGTCAACCGAACAAACGGAGAATAATACAATGAGTGAACAAGCTGAAAATACTGTTGCTGACTGCTCAGAAGCCACAAAGGCTGCTGAATTAGCAGTAACAGAACTCAAGACCGAAATCGAAACTATGAAGAATGCTCATGCAGAAACATTGAATAGTCTAACTAGCGAAAAAGATCAGCTTGTAACCGAAAAGGAAGAAGCTGCTAAAAAGATGAAAGACTATGAAGAAAAAATGAAAAAGATGGAAGCTTCAATAGTCGAACTAGAAACAAAGCTTAATCAAGCTAATGAAGCAGTTGCAGGCTATATGAAGAAAGAAAAGAAAATGATGCGCAAAGCTGCTCTCATTGAGAACGGTTATGAAGATGATAATCTTGATAACGTACTTGAGAAGTTTGAAAATGTTGACGATGAAACATTTGCTGCAATGACAGACATGCTCAAGACCAAAAAGAAAAAAGAAGATAAGATGGCCAAGGCTGATGAAGTTGAAGAAACCAATGACATTACCGAGGCTCTTGAAAATGTAGAAACAACTGAAGAAATTGTTCCCGTTGTTGGCGGCGAAGAAGTTCCAGAAGTTGATTCAACTCGTGCAGCTCTCGTAGACTTTGTTTGCAACAGACTCGGTAAAAAACTTAATAAGGGAGAATAACAATGGCTCTTAAACCAGATCGTATTGAACATTTAACAGATATCTCTTTTTTCATGAATACAACAGCTGAAAGAGGCGGCGTAGTTTCTTTCGTAACAGGTGGTGTAGGCGTATCAATGGACGATGCTGATGCTGTAGTTGCTTATGCAGCAGCTGCTTCTGGCAACGTTCCAGCAGGCGTACTACTAAATGATGTTGTAAATCTTGATCTAACAAGACAGCATATCAACTGGCACAAAGACGAAGTTCAAGTTGGTGGCAAGGTTACTCTTCTAAGAGTTGGCCAAGTTACAACTGACCTAGTTGATGGTAGTCCATCTGCTGGTGATTCTGCTTATGTTGGCCCAAGTGGCACAGTATCAACAACATCAACAAACGCTGTCAAAATCGGCACATTCCTTAGTGGTAAGGATGCTGATGGTTTCGCTAAAGTCTCAGTTAACATTCAGTAATCAAATTTAATGGAGAAAAAAAATGTCATCTAATAATCAGACCTTTAAACCAACACCAGAACTTACAGATCTTCTTGTTCGTTCAGGTTCACTGAATAAAGAAGAGGCTTTAGCCGCAAATGCAGAATTTGCAAAAGCCCTAGAATTACCACTTCGTCAAGGTATTCTAAATGGCGATATTCTTGATAACATTTTCGAACCAATCGTATTGGCTCAAAGTGCTACTCCTGAATTTCCATTAGATTTCCTTGCTCCTGGTACCGAGAAGGACTTTGTGGCCTACACAATTCCTAATCATGGTTACATTCCAGAGCGTCATGTTGAAGGCGATTACGTCATGGTTCCAACCTATGACATTGGCGCCTCAATTGACTACCTCCTAAAGTATGCCCGTGACGCCCGCTGGGACGTTGTTGGTCGTGCTATGGAAGTTATGGAAGCTCAATTTGTTAAGAAGATGAATGATGACGGCTGGCACACACTACTAGCTGCTGGCGTTGATCGCAATATCGTAGTATTCGACAGCGATGCCGATAGCGGTCAATTCACCAAGCGTCTAGTTAGTCTAATGAAGACTGTTATGCGTCGCAATGGTGGCGGTAATAGTGCTAGTAATAATCGTGGTCTACTTACAGATCTTTACGTTTCACCAGAAGCTATGGAAGACATTCGCAACTGGGGCGTTGATCAAGTAGACGAAATCACTCGTCGTGAGATCTATGTTGCTGCTGATGGTACTCTAAACAGAGTATTCGGCGTCAACCTCCATGATCGTGACGAACTTGGTGAAGGTCAAGAATATCAACTATTCTATGACAACGTTCTATCAGCCACTCTTCCAGAAGGCGACGTTGAACTAGTAGTTGGTCTTGATCTACGCAAGAGAGATAGTTTCATAATGCCAGTTCGTGAGCAAGTTCAAATCTTCGAAGACGATACACTACATCGTCAGAAGAGAGCAGGCTTCTACGGCTGGGCTGAACAAGGCTTTGCTGTTCTCGACAACCGCAGAGTACTACTTGGCTCTCTCTAATATCAAGTTTTGATTAACTGAAAAAGAAAAGGCTGGCCTTTGGGCTGGCCTTTTTTTTTAGGTGTAATATACTTATGGCTCTTTTTAGAAAGGTTCATTATGTACTGGGAAACCGAAATACCATTAATTATTAGAAATTTAATTAATGACTTATCTACATCTCCAACCTATAGCGATGATAGATTAATACAATTAACTGTAATTGCTGCTCAGTATGTTATTATGGAAGTTAATTTTGATAATACTTATACAACTAATGTTGTAGCAACCACCATAAGTCCAGATCCTAGCGATCCAGAAGTTAGAGATATAGACTTTATTGGTCTGGTATCTCTTAAAGCGGCCTGTCTATTAGATCAAAGTACATTTAGAACCAAGGCGGCCGGAGAAGGCCTTAGAGCAGCTTTAGGGCCTGCTAGTTTAAGTGTTAATGGTACACTTGCTGGGTATAGAGATATTTTAAATATGGGTCCGTGCAAGCTATACGAACAATTAGTACTAGATCATAATATTGGTAATGCTACAGCTATTAGAGCAATATTTAGTCCTTTTGTTGGAAATAATTTTGATCCTCAGAATCTTAATAATTCAGATTCTAATCATAGTAGATTTAAAAATAATCAATTTTATTAATCAAATAAAAATATGAGTATATTTACTGGTATTATTACATCGGCCCATAAACAAACATTTAAGGACATGATAAATGCCTTATTAGAAGATACTGCATTAACAGTACCTTGTAAATTAGTATTTGAAAATACCAAACTACAAGATTGTCCAAATTGTATTTATGATTCAATTAGCAGAAGATCCACCAACAGATACGAACCCGGTGGACCTATACCTTTTATAGATGGACAAATTTGTCCCTATTGCGCCGGTGTTGGAAGTCTTAGCTTTTCTAATGAAAAAGAGCTATATCTTGGTATTATCAAACCCGCATTTTTTGGTATGGCTCCTCTAGAATTAGAAAGCGTAAATTTCGTAGATGGTAAAATACAATCTCTATGCAATATATCACATTATGCCAATATTAAAAATGCATCATATATTATTATAGATACTAATATTACAGATTTAAGTTTAAATAAATATATTAGATACAGAGATCCTATACCAATGGGTTTTGGAGATAATAGTTTTATAGTTACTACTTGGCAAAGTGTACAGTAATGAGTAATCTTAATAGCAGAGTATTTATTGTTGAAAATACTAATGAAATTGAAGGTAAAATACTAAGAGCATTAAAACCAGAACTAAATAAGTATTTACAAAATATTTTTAATCGAGTTAAACCTAAAATTATTAATACTATAATTGATGCTATTAAAAATAGTCCTGAGTATAATTCGTTATTATCTGGTGATTTAAAATATGAATTTGGTTTACCAGATAGCGATAGTAGACTATCATCTATTATAAACTTTTGGAAAAAAATTAATACAGACTATAAAAGCGTATCAATTAATAATAATAAAATATCTGGTGGTTTTAGTATTAATATGATTAGTGGGGATTATTCCGATGTTATTAATTCGTCTGCTGCCGTATTAACAACAGAAAAAGGAGTAGATTTAAATTGGTTGGAATGGTTATTATTATTTGGCAATCAAACTATTATTAAAGACTATGTTGTAGAATTTGGGGTTAATCCAAGATCTCGTACCGGACGAGCTATCATGAGAGGAGTACAAAAAGGCAAGTGGAGTGTTCCTCCAGAATTTGCTGGCACACAAAATAACAATTGGATAACACGAGCCATAGACTCTGTTGATAGTGAAATTAATAATATTTTAAAAGAGGCGATGAAATGAGTTATAATTTAGGAAATGAAAAATTTAGTGGCGTTGATAATATTGGACAACATTTATTAATGTCACAGATTGAAAATAATATTAAAAGTTTTCTAGATTGGGGATTCTTAAATATTGGAGGATTTATTAATGTTGCAAAACCCGATCAAAATATATACGGAAATCCTCTTTCATTACTAAAACCAACGAATGATCCTAATTTTAATAATGGTCAAGTTTGGCAAACTATGAGAAAAGATTGGATATGGGAAGATGATATTTCTTATAGTAAATGTATAGAACCAGATATTGTTATAACTCCATCGACACCCTGCCCTGTTTCAATTTTAGAAGCAACTCCTTGTCCAGAAGAGTATATTCAATCAATATCTCCAAATCTTATTACTGGTATTTACATTAATAATACTTTTTATCCTTTAAATACTGTTGGAACCTACGCATATAAAGTTGACTATATTAATAGCAGAATAGTATTCAATACTGCTATACCACTAAATAGCAAAGTGGAAATGGAATATAGCTATCGGTGGTTACAAATTTATAATTATGATAATGCTCAATGGTGGAGACAATTACAATATCAAACCGATGCGAACAGTGAACACTTCAAGCAATTAAATAAGGGCGATTTTAGTATATTAAGTAATAATAGAGTACAATTACCAGCAATTATTATTGAAACAGTTTCAAGAGGACTATCCAAGCCTTGGCAGTTGGGAGATAAATCTCTTGTTATGAAACAAGAATTGCTGCTTCATATAGTATCAGAAACTATGGCTGATCGTAATAAAATTATAGATATTTTAAGATTACAACAAGATAAAGTAATAAGGATGTATGATACTAATCTGGTTATTAAATACGGAGTTCAGCCGTTTTTAATAGACGGAACACTAAATCCAAACGCATTAAAATATGATAAATTATTAGAGTGTAAGGTTTATTATTGGAATAGTGCTAGATTAATAGATATTTTTGCTAGTGATGTTCAGTCATTTAGTCCATTTTTTGCAGAATCTAGCGTAAAGCTAACAGTAGAGATAATTTTTGATATTCAGAATTAAATGGTGTATTAGTTTATAACCAACCATATTTTACTGGAGAATTAATATGTCCAAGAGAATTTTTTATGCTAGTCAAGCTGTGGGCGTAACTAACGTTGTAGATGGCGATAATGCTGTTGTAGATGCCAATACTTATACTATTGATGGCGCTCAAAGCGTATCTCTTAATACTAATTATAATCTAGAACAGATTTTCCAGTTAGGCCGCTTGGACATTTATGATAACTATTCAACAGATCCCGAAGTAGAAATTACAATCAATAAAGCTCTTGATGGTCGCCCATTAATTTGGAATAGAACAATAGGTGCCAATGCTGGTACATTAGTAGAAAAAGCCAACCATAGACCAGACATTGTTCTTCATGTTGATGAGGAAACACAGGCTGCTATTGATGCTGTTCCAACAGCAGCAATTAAAATGACTGGCTGTTATTTAAGTTCGCTAAATTATACTTTTCCAGTAGATGGTAATTTTACCGAAGAACTAACATTTTTATCAAGTAATAAAACTACAGATGCTGATGGTCTAGACGCTCCTCCAAATGCAGACCCTGACACTAAAATATTACGCCGTCAAAATTTCAATATTGCTGGATCAACAATTCCTAGTGGAGTACAAGGTAAATGCATTACTAATATTACTATCAGTGCTGATCTTGGTAGAGAAAAAATGTTTTGTCTTGGACAATATCAGCCATATCATCGCTATGTTAATTTCCCATTAGAAATTACTGTGGCATTTGATACCACTCCAGACGGAGATGCCGCAGATTCATTAGTTGGTCCAGATTTCAATGAGTCAATTGTTCCAGAATGTGGACATCCTGTTATTGATAAAGAACCAATTTTCTTACAAATTTGCAGACTAAATGATCCTGATGATCAAGAGAGTAGTGAAGAAGTTTATCAATTTGATCTTGGGAGCGGTTGCAGTTTACAGAGCGTTAGTTACGGCGGTGGTGACACCGGTGGTGGCCTTGTAACAGAAACTTATACATATCTGGCATTCAATACATTCGGTATTACTTATATTCCGTAAGTAAATAATTATTAGGACAATGGATAGTGGATTTAGAAAATTTATTATATAGAATTATTAATGGATATTATTATATATCTATTGATAATATTAAATATAAAATTATATCTCCAGATATTAATATTAAACAGCAAGCTCACAATATGTATTTGAATACTATTGATGAGCATAAGTACGATATTAATTCATGGATATCTGATAACCAAATACAGCACCTATTACACATATATGGTATTTGGAATAAGGATCTAGAGAATAAGTTAAA